TTGTGGGGGGGGGGGGGGAGGAATCCTTGCAGGACATTTGCTCGGATGGAGAACTGTGTGTGCCGTTGAAATCGAAGATTACCCACGCAGAGTTTTACTGCAACGGCAAGCTGATGGATTCTTACCTAGATTCCCTATCTGGGACGACATTTGTACATTCGATGGAAAACCTTGGAGAGGAAAAGTCGATGTCATCTCAGGTGGATTTCCATGCCAAGATATTTCTGCCGCAGGAAAAGGCGCAGGACTTGACGGAGAAAGGTCGGGACTCTGGGGAGAAATGGCAAGGGTCATTCACGAAGTACAGCCCAGATTCGTGTTCGTGGAAAACTCACCAATGCTCACTTCTAGGGGACTTGGACGAGTTCTCGGAGACTTGGCCACAATGGGGTTTAATGCAAGGTGGGGAGTGCTGGGAGCATCAGACGTTGGAGCGAAGCATGAAAGGAAGCGAATCTGGATTGTTGCCAGACAACCAAAATTTCTTTCACACGCCCAACACAACAGGATTAGATGGTGGGAGCAACAGCAGAAAAGCCTTGAAGAAAAGAATTTCAACTTGGCCAACACCAACGACTCCAACTGGAGGCGGGAATGTAGGCGGTTCTGGAGCGTACAAAAATGCAATCAAGAATGGGACTCACATTCCACATTCAATCAACCCGAACCTATACGAATGGTTGATGGGGTGGCCAACAGGGTGGACAGACTTAAAGCCATTGGTAACGGACAAGTTCCACTTTGCGCTGCAACAGCATGGAGAATCCTAAGTGAATCACTTTGAATGGCCTACAAATGACTTCAGCAGAATTAGAACACTTCAAGGACTGCGAGGCGAAAGAGTGGATACGCAGGTTCAACCAAAAAAAATTGACGATTGGCTCAAGCAAAGCGTTGCTCTGGTGGCAGGGAGTGTGCGTGGACTTGGAACGAATCAGAGGAAAGTCAGATACTTTGCTTTTGAGGGACAGAATGACGAGGTTACGAAATGAGGAGAGCAGCAAGAGTTGATGCTAACCAAGACCAGATAGTTTCTGCCTTGCGTGGTGCAGGTGCATATGTTTGGATTATTGGCTTACCAGTTGACCTTTTGGTTGGCTACAAGGGTCACACCTTTCTGGTGGAGATTAAAACGGACTCTAAAAAGCGTTTTACGAAGCTACAAGACAATTTTTTCGAGAATTGGTCAGGTAGTACCTTAGCAAGAATAGATTGCCCAGAGGCAGCATTAAGAATGATTGGAGTAGTCAAGTGAAAGCACCTTACAAAGCCATTGAATACATCATTGAAAACGCACCCAAATTTGCAGAGGCTAAAGCACAAAGGATATATCTCGAAGAATTCCGCAAAACTAAGAAGGCATTGCTGATGAAGGAAGCCTTGGAGTTGGGCTTTGAAAGTGCAGTTGCTCAAGAGAGAGAAGCCTATGCCAGCGTTGACTACCAATTACTTTTGAAGGGTTTGCAGGTAGCAATCGAGAAGGAAGAAACCCTCAAGTTCATGTTAGTGGCGGCTCAAATGAAAGCCGACATATGGCGTTCTGAGCAAGCAAGTGAAAGACTTGGCGTAAAAACTACAGAGTAGGGTAAACACCTAGTATATATTGTGTTTAGTTTGCTATACTTACATCAGCCCAAGCAATTCGCAAGGGTACTTTTAAGGGTACAAAATGAAATTTGAATTTGACACAACTACTGGTGAAGGCTCTGTAATCGTTACTGTCGTGATGAGTTGTGAGCGTGACGAAGAAGGTACTTACAACGAGAACATTGATGAAGTCTGGTTTGAGGGACGTAACGTCATGGGCATCTTTACTGACAAACAATTTCAAGAGTTAGAGATTGAGGGCTGTATGCGTCTTGCAAAACACATCTTGGAAGAAGCAGACGAAGCCAAGATAGCTGCTTACGAAGGTTAATATGACACAAGATGAAATTATTGAGATGGCTAATAAAGCGGGTAATGGTGACGAAGAATGGTTAATTATTGCAAATCAATTGTTTAAGCATTTTTCTGAAGAAATGCAACGCTTTGCCAAGTTAGTAGCAGAGCATGAGCGTGAGGAGTGTGCAATAGTGTGTGATGAGTTTCCTGATGCTGGACATATTGGTAAAAGATTAACAACTAACTATCACTCATATTTGATACGCAACAGGGGATAAGCATGACTGAACTTTTAAAAGCGTTTGGCTGGCGCAAGCGTCAAGCTAACGAGATAGTAGAAAAAATCAGGAACGACACTCTTGAGGAAGTTGCTTTAGAGTTTGATAGGATGAAATCATTTGGTGATACATCTCATAGTTTTGCTTCTTTTGTAAGAGGCATGAAGCATGAACAACAGACCCAATAACAGGGAACGGCTGCACTTGGCAAAGATTAAAGAAATGCCTTGTGGGGTCTGCAATGCTTCTCCTCCAAGCGATGCACACCACATTGTTCAGCATAATCAATACTTATGTATTCCTTTGTGCAAGGATTGCCATCAGGGTAGCTTTAACGGAATACATGGACAGGCTAGGATTTGGAAGGTAATGAAGCTAGACGAGATGAGTGTTTTGAATCTAACGCTTGCAAATCTTTTCAGATAGGATAAAGTGGTAACACCAAGTTGCCATTTGGTTTTTAGAGAGACTTGTTCTCTCTTTTTTTTTATGTGATAATGGTACAAACTCCTAGGGACAACTATGTCTGGATTATTAGAGCCATCCGTAAAAATTGAGATTGAGATACAAAGCCAAGAGAAAAGTGGCGAAGCGTGTCCAGTTGCCACAGGTGACGTATCAATCAATCTTGAGAATCGTCAGAAAGCCATTGATAAAGCCAACTATGGCCCAATGAACCCTAACGAGGCAAACGCTGATTACTGGCGTGAAATCTCTAAAGTATGGAGAAACTCTCCAGAGCAAGCTAAAAAGTCTCGTTGCGGAAACTGCGCTGCTTTTATCCAAACCACTAAGATGCTAGATTGCATCGAATCAGGCTTAAAAACTGGTGACACAGAAACTGACGCATGGGCAGTTATTGACGCTGGCGACTTAGGCTATTGCGAGATATGGGACTTTAAGTGTGCTGCCAAACGTACTTGTACGGCTTGGGTAACTGGTGGCCCGATTACTGACGATTCTGAAAATATGGGAGATGACAATGGGGACTACTAATATGCAAGCTGCTGAGATGATGGGTCTTTATCCAAGCATGACAGCCAAAAAGAAACCAGCGACTAAAGCTAAACCCATGCCTATGCGTGGTGAGCGTACAGCAAAGAACAAAGCAAAGAAGACTAAAAAATGAACGGCTTATATGCAAATATCGCTGCGAAGAAAAAACGCATAGAGGCTCAAAAGGCCGCAGGGAAGACCCCAGAGCGTATGCGTAAAGTAGGCTCAAAAGGCGCACCGACTGCTGATGCTTTTAAACAAGCAGCTAAGACTGCTAAAAAGAAATGATTAAGCGTGGTTCTGAGCAGTTTTCTGGCTATAACAAGCCCAAAGCTACTCCTAGCCATCCTACCAAGTCTCATGCTGTTTTAGCGAAGTCTGGTGAGGATGTAAAACTCATCCGTTTTGGTCAACAGGGTGTAAAAGGTTCTCCTGATGGCACGAAGCGTAACGAAGCGTTCAAGGCTCGTCACGCTGAGAACATTGCCAAGGGTAAGATGAGTGCAGCATATTGGGCAAACAAAGTTAAATGGTAAACAACTGGAGTAATGTATGAGTAAACTAGCACTAGATGACAATGGACAGTTGTCACAGATTTACAACCTTGGAACAACCCAAGTAATGACTGTTACTGCTTCTAGCGTACAGTCAACAGCAATTGCATCTGATTGCACGATTATTCGTTTAGCAAATGGAGGCGCAGCGCATTGCCACTTTCAAATTGGCACTAATCCTACTGCTTCTATAACAACGAGTGCTATGCTTCCTGCTAATGCAGTTGAGTACATTAAAGTAACTGGTGGTGATAAAGTTGCTGTTATCCGTAATGCTACTGCTACCGATATTTCAATAACTCAGGTGAACTGATATGATGAAAACTAAACTGAATAAAGCAGGTCAGAAAAAAGTTGGTGCTGTAATGCACGAATTTAAAACTGGCACATTGCACTCTGGTAAGGGTGGTAAAGTCGTTAAGAACCCCAAGCAAGCTATTGCAATCGGTATTGCTGAAGCCGCTAAGAAAATGGGCAGAATGAAATAATTAAGTCTGCTCGTTGTGAGCAGATACTAACTTGACCAACCCTAGAGGAGTCAAACAATGATTGAAAAACAATCAAACATTTCATATCGTGGTGGCGCACGAGAAGGCGCAGGAAGACCGAAAGGAAGTCTTGATAAGGGCAATGCTGTTCTTAGAGAGATGATACTGGAGGCATTAGAGGGCGCAGGTGGCGTTGCTTATCTCGTAGAAAAGGCAGAGAGTCACCCACAGGCTTTCATGGGACTAATCGGTAGAGTCTTACCACTCCAAGTAACTGGAGAAGAAGGTAAAGACATTCAGATAAGCGTCCAATGGCAGAAGTAATCGAGATAGCCTACAAACCCAGAGAACAACAACTTGCTATCCATGAGCTGATGGACAGTAAGCGTTTTGGCGTTGTTGTTGCTCATAGGCGCATGGGTAAAACAGTTTCTGCGATTAACCACTTAATCAAGGATGCTCTGCTCAACCAAAAGGAAGCCCCTAGATACGCTTATATAGCCCCTACATACGGACAAGCTAAAAGGGTGGCATGGGACTACCTTGTGAAGTATGCAGAGCCTCTGGGTGGCACTAGCAATATCTCAGAACTAAGGGTGGACTTCTGGGGTAGGCGCATCCAGTTGTTTGGCTCAGACAATCCAGAAACACTCCGAGGTCAGTATTTCGATGGGGTAATCTTAGACGAGATTGGTGACCAGAATCCTAAAATATGGACAGATATTGTCAGACCTGCACTAGCCGATAGGAAGGGCTGGTGTCTCTTTATTGGTACACCTAAAGGTCACAACCACTTTAAGGAACTAAGAGACAGAGCAAAAACAGAGGATGGGTGGGGTTTGCTAGAGTTCAAAGCCTCAGAAACTGGTGTAGTGGATGACACAGAACTGAGGGCGGCTAAGAATGAGATGGGCGAGGATAAATACCGCCAAGAGTTTGAGTGTAGCTTTGACGCTGCTGTAGAAGGCTCTTACTTTGGGCAAATCCTAAACGAGTTGGAAGAAAAGAAGCATATGCAAGAGATTCCCAGAGAAGAACTGAGCAGAACTTTTACTGCTTGGGACTTGGGAATGGGTGACTCTACGTCTATCTGGGTGGCTCAGTTAGTGGGTACTGAGGTGCGACTAATCGACTATTACGAGAATCACGGAGTTGGACTAGACCACTACGTTAAGTGGATTAAGGACAACGACTATCTCAAAGCAGAGCATATTCTGCCTCATGATGTAAGGGTTAGGGAACTTGGTACAGGTAAGAGCAGAATGGAAATGCTTGAGGAATCAGGACTAGAGGTAAAGATAGCCCCAAGAATGGGACTAGATGATGGCATCCAAGCGGTAAGACGATTGCTGCCAAGATGTTGGTTTAATGTCCCACAAGTACAAATAGGATTAAACTGCTTGAGAAACTATCGCAGAGATTACGATGAGAAGCGTAAGATATTCTATGAAAGACCACTACACGATTGGTCTAGTCATGGCTCTGATTCTTTCCGCTACTTAGCCCTTGGATTGGATGAAGGACATTCAACATGGTCTAAGCCTATTAACCAACTACCGAAATGGATTGTGTAATGTACGTTCAAATGCAGGGCATAAATTTAGCCCCAAAAGTAAAAGAACTTGAAAAACGAGTTGAAATGCTCGAAAATATGGTAAAAGAGTTACAATCCTCACCAAGACCGAAACTTGGTCGCCCTCCAAAGGATGCACATGGAAACGAACGACTTGAAGTCGATACTGCAAGCTGAGATTGATGACGCTATTGGCTTTATTGAGAGTGAAACAGTAGAGCAGCGCAAACAGGCTTTAGAAGCGTATCTCCGCCAACCTTATGGGAATGAGGTAGAAGGTAAGTCTTCAATCGTTACAGGTGAAGTTGCAGAAGCCATTGATGGTGCTTTGCCTTCTCTAGTCCGCATCTTTACAGGCTCAGATGATATTGTAGTTTTTGAGCCTCAAGGCCCGAAAGATGAAGCATCCGCAAAACAAGCGACACAGTATTGCAACTGGGTTTTTAGCCGTGATAACGAAGGCGTGGCTATTCTCCATGATTGGTTCAAGGATGCTCTACTTCAAAAGAACGGCATCATAAAAGCCTATTGGGAAGACAAAGAAGACATTACCAAAGAGCGTTATTTTGACTTGTCTAATGACGAGTTAGCAATGCTGATGAGTGATGAGACAATGGAGATTGTTGAACAAGATACGAAAGAGTTTCCGATATTTGACCCAATGGGACAGCCAGTTATAGACCCTATGGGTATGCCTGTGATGGGTGCTACTCATAACGTAGTTGTCCAACAAAAGAAAAAGTCAGGCAAGGTAACGATTGAGAATGTACCGCCAGAGGAGTTCTTGATTAGCAAGAAGGCTCGTACCATTGCTGATAGCCCATTTGTGGCTCATAGGCAGATGTTGACTCGTAGCACATTGATTGCTATGGGTTTTAACAAAGACCAAGTAGAGAGTTTACAGATGGGTGATGCTTTGGCTTATACGCCAGAGCGTGTGGCACGTTACTCTGCTGGTGAGCAACCCTACCAAGTTCAGACTGATGACCCTTCAATGCAAGAGATTGAAGTCTTTGAGTGTTATGTCAAAACTGATATAGATGGCAAAGGCATTGCTTCTCTGACTCAAGTTTTCTATGCGGGAAATGAGATTCTTCAAGATGAGAAGGGTAAAGAGATTATTGAGGAAACAGACTATGTTCCTTTCCACTCAATCTGTCCTATTCCAATACCACATAAATTTTTTGGTAACTCGTTAGCTGACAGAACAGTTGATATTCAGTTAATCAAGACGACTATCACTCGTCAGATGTTGGATAACCTTTATCTCACCAACAACGCCAGAGTAGTTGCCGTTGAAGGACAGGCAAATTTAGACGATTTGCTTACTTCTACAGCAGGTGGTGTTATTCGTGTTAAGTCTCCTAATGCTGTTCAACAGTTAGTTGTTCAGAACGTGGCAAATCAGGCTTTTCCAATGCTTCAGTATTTGGACACAGTTCAGTCTAAGCGTACTGGTGTATCTGATGCCTCACAGGGTTTAGACCCATCTATCTTGCAGAATGTTACGGCAGCAGCAGTAGCTTCTATGCAACAAGCTGGCGCAGGTAAGATTGAACTTATTGCTCGAATCTTTGCTGAGACAGGTGTTAAGTCTTTGTTTAAAGGTATCTTGCACTTGCTTTGTAAGTACCAAGACAAGGCTCGCATAGTGCGTATGCGTGGTGAGTTCGTAGAGTTTGACCCTAGAACATGGGCTAATCAATATGATGTGTCTATTAACGTGGGATTAGGCGCAGGGAATCGTCAGGAACAGATGGCTATGTTGTCGATGGTTCTTGCTAAACAAGAGCAGTTGATTGCTCAGTATGGCCCTGCCAATCCTTACGTTTCTCCTGCTCAGTATCGTGGCACATTGGGACGCATGGTAGAAATTGCAGGGTTTAAGGATTCTGCTGAGTTCTACAAAGCGATTACGCCAGAGCAAGACCAAGCATTGAGCAATCCTCCTCCACAACAACAGCAGATGCCTCCAGAGGTTCAAGCATTGATGGCTAGAACACAGGCTGAGATACAAGCCGCACAAGCCAAAGCACAAGCTGATATGCAGATGCAACAACAGCAAATGCAAATTGATATGCAGATGGCGCAACAGAAGGCGGCTCTTGAGATGCAATTGCTGCGTGAGAAGGAAGGTGCTAAGTTGCAATTAGAGCGTGAGAAACAACAGGCTTACTTCTCATTGAAACAACAAGAATTTGAAGCAGAAGCCCAATTAAAAGCAATGAAGATTGGTGCTGGCATTACATCTAACGTAGAGATTAGGGGTTAATCATGGCTATTTCTGATGCAATGCGCTATCGGATGAACACAGGCGGTTCTGCTGAAGACCTTTATGCAACCATCCGTGATTTCTTGGCTACAAGCCCAGACGCTGCTACGACTCAAGCAGCTATGGCTCAGTATGGAATCTCTGGTGAAGACGTAGCTAATGCAACAGGTGGTAAGTCAGGCGGTTTGCTTGGTGGCAACATCTTGGCAGGTGCTAGTTGGAATAGTCTGAACACAACTTTAGGTGACCAATTAACAGAAGCAACTGGTCAGGCTACTACAAATGTAGCCGTAGGTGGTGCTACTACTGCTGACACTCTTAACCAGTTAAACACATATCTAGCAGGTGGTGGTCAGTTTGACCCTAACGCTACTGTGTTCTTGCAAACAGGCGGTGTTGATTTTATACAAGGTGTTGACAAGGGGACTATCAAAGACAACATCAATCAGATTGTTAAGACTTTGGCTGACCAAGGTGTTAATGTTGTCCTTACTGGTTCTCCTTATGCTGCGTCTATCAATGATGTGGTTACAAACAACTTTGACCCTAAAGTTGACCCATTGTTTACCGAGATTGCTAAAGAAAACAAGAATGTTGCTTTGGTAGGTACTCAAGGTGAGATTCTGCAAAACAAGAAGTTGTTAGTGGATGCTTTACACACTAATGCTGAAGGCACATCACTCTATAACCAATCGGTTATTGATTCTTTGTCTCAGTTTAAGAATGAGGTTCCATCAAGCACTCCTCAAGATATTGCCAAAGTACAAACATCAAATGTAGTTGCTACATCTACTCCAATAATTACTCAAGCTGCTGCTAATCCTGTAGTTGCTCAGTCATTGGCTACACAAATACAAACACCAGAAGTTGATTATTACGCACAACAATTTGCACCAGATATAAATCAAGCAAGTGTGCCAACAAATACTGTTACAGACTATCAAGGCAAAACTTACGATAAAACAACATTGCTTAACTTGGCAAAAGAACTTGCCCCTAGCATTGATGCAAACCGATTAAAAGGCGGTGTTTATAGCACTACTGGTCAAAGCATTGGATTTAATTACGATGAGGCTACAAACGCATTAGGTTATGCGCCTAGTGCTGCTGAACAAGTGGTTTTGGACATGGCTCGTCATTTGATGGATGAGGGTATTACAAGTGCTGACCAGATTCAAGCCACAGATACTAATAGACGTTTTGGCTCTACCTATACTGGTGAAGGTGGAACAGTCTATGAAATCAAGCGTGATGAAAATGGTAACTTAGTTACTTCTACATGGGGTAAGACTACTAGCGATAAAGGAAACATTATTGCTGCGGCTACCATTGCTGCTGCATTTATGGGTGTTCCTACTGACATTGGTACGGCTGTTCTTGGTCAAGGGGCATCTACTGCTGCTATCAATACTGTTGGCGGTGCTATCTTTGGTGGTGGTACTGCCGCACTAAGAGGTGGCGATATAGTTAAAGGCGCATTGCTTGGCGGTGCGGGTGGTGCTTTAGGTGACTATCTAAATACGGCTTCTGGTGCAGTTTTAGGCGATGCTAGTGATATTGCTATGACAATGGCTGACGCTGGTTCTTCATTAGCGGAAATTGAAACTGCGTTAACAAATAGTGGATTTAGTGCAAATGTTGTAGCAGAGTCTTTAAAAGATGCGGCTAACGTATTAGCACCCAAAGCTATAAATATTCCATCTACTGTTTCTGGATTGACAGATGCAGTAAATGTTGTTGGTCAATCTGTTACCCCATCATTAAGTAGTGTTTTAAGCACCATTGCTGCTACTGCGCCTGTTGCAGTATCAACACCAGTTACTGATGGTGGTACAGTTAAAGTTACAGCACCATCTAATGTATCGTTAAACAATGTTTTAAGTACCATTGCTTCTACAATACCAGACGCAGGAACTGTTAACGTAGAAACACCTAGACAAGCTGAACAAAGAGTTATAGATTTAGTTAACAGTCAGATTGCATCTAATGTAACTACACCTAGCAATCTTGCTAATGTTCAAGTAAACGCACCAAAAACAACAACAACACAAGACGTAATTAACGCAATTGCTGCTACATTACCTGTTGGAATAAATACACCAGTAAGTACAAAGACAACACCTGAGATAGCTACACAAACAATTACTGCTAAAACACCGCCCAAAATTGGTGATGCTTTGGCGGCAATTACAACAATTCCATCTACGTTAACTCCAACTGCTGTAACTCCAACAAGTACAACTACTACGCCAACTAAAGAGACAGACCCTTTAAAGGTTGCTCAATTAGCATTGGCTGCCGCTGGTTTGCTTGGCGCAGGTAGTGCTTTGTCTAGTTCTGGAACACCAACAGGCTTTGACATTGTTCCTATTCCTGAGACTTTCTTAACACCTAAAGCACCTACTGTTGCACCATTTACACCTTTGCCTCCGATTAACTTTGGAGATAGAAACTTGTTAATTGGTACTCAATGGGAGAAGTTCCTAGACCCTAACTATGGCAAAGTACCAGCACCTGTCCAATACTCACAGCCCTCAAGCCTGAGTTACAACGATTTGATGGGAATCTTGGGTAGCAGACAAGGTATGCCTCCTGCAAGCAGTCTAAGTATTAACGACATTATTTCTGGAATACAAAACCAATATGGACAAGCACCTGCTCGCACAATGGGCTAAAAACCTACTAAATGATGACTTTTTCAAAGAAGTATTAAATAATTTGAAAAATCAACAGATTAGTGTGATAATTAACACAAGTGCAGAAGAATCTGATAGGCGTGAAGACGCTTACAGGCACATTAAGTCTATTGAACTGATTACAGGACACCTAGAAGGCTTAGCCTCGGAAACTGTGATTAGGGATAAAAAGTGGAAGATTCTGTAGGGGAAACTCTACCCTCCGTCCAGAAGGTTTCTGGCGATTATTGAGATGACAAATGGAAAACACCAACCCTAATGGGAGTGAAAGCCTAGATGTAAACCAAGCCGCTTCAGCGTTTGAAAGCATGATGGGTGATTCTGAGGAAGCTGACAACAGCCAAGCCGAAGGTCAACCAGAGGAAATTCAAGAGACTGATGAAGTTGAATACGATGATGAACCAAAGCCTAGATATAAAGTCAAGGCATCTGGTGAGGAAGTTGAGGTAGAACTTGACGAACTTATCAAGGGTTATCAACAAGGTACGGACTACACAAAGAAGTCTCAGGCTCTAGCTGAACAACGTAAAGCAATTGAAGCTGAACGTAGTCACTTAGAGTATGTTAAACAAGAGCGACAGGCATACGCCCAGAAGTTGCAAGCGTTGGATAGCTTCCTTACGCAGCAACATCAGGGTGTGGACTTAGAAGTTTTAAAGGAAACAGACCCTATCGGTTATGCGGTAGCGGTAGCTGAACAGAGCCAACGTGAGAAGCAGTTAGCAGTAGTCAGGAATGAACAGCAACGCATTGCCCAACAGCAACAAGCAGAGCAACAATCCCAACTGCAAAACCATCTCCGCCAAGAATCTGAGAAGCTAGTTAGTCTGATTCCTGAGTTAGCTACACCACAGGGTGATGCGGTACGGAAACAAATCCGTGACTATGCGAAGTCTGTAGGTTGGTCTGACCAAGAACTCAGTTCCGTGTATGACAGTCGTGCTGTGCATACCTTGTATAAGGCAATGAAGTATGAGCAACTTCAAAAGAGCAAACCTGAGTTAAATAAAAAACTCGTGGCTGCCCCTAAGATGATGCGTAGTGGTACTTCTGCACCTCCTGCAAGGTCTGCACAAGATAAACAGGTTATGCAGAGGTTGCGTGAGACAGGAAAAGTCTCAGACGCAGCTAAAGCATTTGAACGATTCTTTTAAATTTTGGAGTAATTTATGGCTACCTATCAAACATACACCGCTATTGGTCAGCGTGAAGACCTTACAGATGTTATTTATAACATCTCACCAACCGACACGCCCATGATGAGTTCCATCGGCAAAACTAAAGCAACTGCTGTTTACCATGAGTGGCAGACTGACTCACTTGCGAGTGCTGCTTTAAATGTGGCAGTCGAAGGTGCAACGGCATCTGACATTACTATTTCTCCTACGACTCGTGTGGGAAATCGTTGCCAGATTTCACAGAAGACAATCAAGATTTCTAACACCTTGCAAGCTGTAGATAAAGCTGGTCGTAAGTCTGAAAAGGCTTATAACTTGGCTAAATCATCTGCTGAAATCAAGCGTGATATGGAATTGACATTGCTCAGCAACCAAGTTGCTACTAATGGTAACTCCTCTACTGCTCGTGCTTTGGGTGGTTTGCAAGCATGGTTGGCTACTAGCTACTCTGGTGGTACTTCTGGCGTTGCTGGTGCATCTGGCACTACTGCTCGTACTAATGGTACTAACCGCACTTTCACAGAAGCAATCTTGCAATCTGTTGTTAAGAGCGTTTATACCGCAGGTGGCAATCCTAAAATCTTGATGGTTACACCTGCTCACAAGCAAGTAGTCTCAGGCTTTGCTGGTATTGCTGCACAGCGTTACATGGCCCCAACAAATGCGCCTACGACTATCATCGGGGCGGCAGATGTTTATTTGTCAGATTTCGGTACTCTGAGCGTGGTTCCCTCGAGGTTCATGAACAGCACTAACTCTGCTGACGATGTTGCGTTCTTGCTTGACCCTGACATGGCTGCTGTAGCTTATCTGCGTCCCTTTACAACCAATGAGTTGGCTGTTACTGGTGACAACGAATCTACACAACTGTTGGCTGAGTTCACATTGGAAGTTCGTAACGAAGCTGCACACGGCATTATTGCTGACTTGACCTAATAGTTAGGTGACTCTCAAAATGCCTCAGACTAATCCTCTGGGGCATTTCTTTTTCTAGCAAAACTGATAGAATTAGTGTATGCAAAACCCTGTTAAATTTAGAGATTCTGTAGTCCATTCTGATGGAGATGGCGGGATTGTCATTGAAACTCGTCAGGATGTAACTGGCATCATTGAGCAGAACAAAAAGGAATATAACTCCTTTGATGAACGTGCTAAGTGGTCAGATGAGTTGTTTGGCAATAAGATAGCCTCAATTCCAATGACTGTGATTGATGAACTAAATAAGCAAGGAATTATGCGTGGCTTTGCTGTGCTTGATGACAAGCGTTTTAAAGCATGGCTAAACGAACGCAATAACAGAGTTTTTAGAACTCGGACAGGAGTTGTATGAGTTTTGCTACCTACTCTGATTTACAGACTTCAATAGCCAATTATTTGGCTAGGTCTGACCTGACAAGCATAATTCCAGACTTCATTACTTTGGCTGAGAATCGTTTGCGTAGAGAACTGCGTATTCGTCAAATGTTAAAGTCTGTAACGACTGCAACTGTTAAGGATGACTCAACTGTTGAGTTGCCTAGTGACTTCTTACAAGTGCGTGATTTTGTGGTGATGACAAACCCAATAACTCCACTAAGTTACTCCAGCCCTTCAGCTTTGTCTAATGACCCCAAAGCATTGTGGGTAGGTGTTCCTAGGTCTTACACAATCTTGGCAAGCGAGTTTCAGTTATCTCCTATTCCTGATGCAGTCTATACAGTAAAAATGTTGTACTTTGCTGCGCCAGCATATTTGTCTGCAAGTAATACAACAAACGTATTTTTAACTTCTGCACCTGATGGTTTGTTATATGGCGCATTAGTTGAAGCAGAGCCGTATCTAATGAACGATGCTCGAATCAATACATGGGGTTCTATGTACGACAGAGCAATTTCTTCTCTCACCAAGTCTGACGAAGAAGGTCAATACTCTGGTGTACCCCTGTCAATTAAATTAACTTCAAGGTGAAATCATGGCTGAAATGAGCAACTATCTTGAGAACGCTTTAATTAACGTAACTCTACGAGCAACAAGCTACACAGCACCAACAACTGTGTATTTAGCTTTATACACAACTGACCCAACAGATGCGGATACTGGAACTGAGTGTTCTGGCACTAATTATGTTCGTCAGGCTGTTACTTTTGGTGCGCCTTCTAATGGTGTTTCAACAAACTCTGCTGTGATAGATTTTCCTCAAGCTGGTAGCGCATGGGGAACAATCACACACATTGGAATCCGTGATGCTTTGACAGTAGGTAATTTGTTGTATCACACACCACTAGACGCTTCTAAGACCATTGCATCTGGTGATGTGTTCCGAGTTGCCTCTGCTTCATTGAGCGTTACTTTGGCGTGAGTGATTTACTACCTCCGTGGACAATTGACTCGCTAGACAATTTAAAGTCTAGCATTGATGACTTAACACTCACACTCGATAGTCCACTCTACACAACCTCGGTAACCCTATGGGATGCCTATGGGTCTGTGTCTGCGTCTGCAAGCGTTACGGCTGATGGAACAAGGATTCAGAGTGGTGTGGGGGTAATAAATGCAACAGCGACAGTTGTGGCGGATGGCACAAGAATACAAGGCGCAAGTGCAAGCATTACTTGTTCTGCTAGTTGTGTGGTTGATGCAACTAGAATTCAGTTTGCCTCTGGTTCTATTGATGCCAATGCTACTGTAACTGCTAACGCAATACGAATTCAGTTAGATAGTGGCAGTATTACAGTTAACGCTGATGTAACTGCAATAGGCATTTTGATTCAATCAGGAGTTGCATCAGTAACAGGAACTGCAACTATTGTTGCTAAAGGGGTTATTCTTGGGGATAATTGGACACCAGTTCCTCAAGACGCAAACACATGGACACCAGTTGCGAGTGACACAAATACTTGGACACCTATCAATGGTGACACAAATACTTGGTCACTTGTGTCTGCAAACAGCAACACATGGGCTATACAGGCGCAAGGAAATAACACATGGCTACGACAAAACTAACTTTTGGTGAGTGGATGCCTGACCAACCTAGCGTATCAGGTGCTTTGACTGATGCTAAGAACGTGGTTTCTCAAGCTATCGGTTATGGCCCATTTCCTACGCCTGTGACATTCTCCACAAGCGATGCGGCTGAGAACTTAACTTCCCTTTATGCTGCCAAGCAACCCAATGGCGATACTGCTTTGTTTGCGGCTGGAACTACCAAGATTTATACAGTAACTGGTGTTGGTGCTATTACGCAAGTTAAAACAGGCATGACAACAGGAACTAATGATAGGGTTCGTTTTACTCAGTTTGGCAAGACTGTAATTACTGCTAACAATGCTGAGAAGCTCCAAGCATGGACATTAGGAACTTCTACATCGTTTGCTGACTTATCTGCTACTGCTCCTATTGCTAAGTACATTACAGTAGTTCGTGATTTTGTCGTGGTTGGAAATACGCTAGAAACGACACAACAGCAATATCGTGTACGCTGGTCAGCATTAAACGATGAGACAGATTGGACTGAGAATGTAAATACACAGTCTGATTATCAGGACATTCCTGATGGTGGACAGATTGTAGGAATCCGTGGTGGTGAGTTTGGGCTTATCTTTTTAGAGCGAGCCATTCACCGAATGAGTTATGTAGGTACTCCGTTCATTTTCCAGTTTGACAATATCTCTCGTGGTAAGGGATGTATGGTAGCTGGCTCTCTTGCTCAGTACCAAGGCATCACATTCTTTCTATCTGATGATGGTTTCTATATGTGTGATGGACAAAATGTCACACCTATAGGCGCAGAAAAGGTAGATAGATTCTTCTTAGCAGATGCGTCTGATTCAGACTACGGAACAATGTCAACGGCTGTTGACCCTATCCGTAAACTTGTAATATGGAATTACAAATCTGTTAATGGAACTCGTAATCTGTTAATTTATAACTTTAAGACACAAAGATGGACTTATGGTGATGCAGGTACAGACTACCTAGCAGAAGCCTCTACATCGTCTGTAACGCTTGAACAGTTGGATAGTATTTCTGCTTCTATTGATGCTTTGACTACATCCTTAGACTCTAGGCTATATATCGGTGGTAAGTATTTCTTAGGTGGAACTTACGGCACTCGTGTAATGACTTACACAGGAGCTAGTCAAACAGCCGTAATTTCTACTGGTGATTTGGACATTGGTGCTAACTCAGTAGTAACCCTAGCTAGACCTATTGTTGACAATGGCTCTGCAACTGTGGCTATTGCTTCTCGTACATTGCTAAACCAAGGTGTTAGTTTTAATACTGCGGTGGCGGCTAGTACAGAAAATAGGGTATCGCTTAGAAGCGCAGGTAGGTATCACAGACTAAAAGTGACCCCTACAGGTGCTAACTGGAATAACGCTATCTCTGTGGATGTGGATGTAACTCCACAAGGGGTTCGCTGATGTTTAGAAGCCTACCTGCTTTTGGTGGTGACCAGAGGGTTGTGGCTGAAGTCGTCCGTAATATCATGGACGGAAAGACCAATAACACAGGCTCAATTACTTTAGCTGTTGGCGGTGCTACGACTACCACTTTGACAGACAGAAGGATTGGTCCAGACAGCGTGATTGTATTTGTACCTGCTTCTGCCTTGGCTAATGCTGATTCTGCAAGAATTTACGCTAGTTCACAGGGTCAAGGAACGGCTACTGTAAACCATGTGGCTAATATCTCTGCAAATAAAACGTATAGATATGCAGTTATTGGTTGATTTTGATTATTTATGTATAATGTATTCCGTGGATGACCCATCTCGGAATCCGAAACTCTAGGAGTAAAGATGGCTACTACCACTACGTCACAAATTGACCCAACAATCCAACCATATTTAGGTTATGGGTTGCAACAGGCTCAACGTCTGTATCAGGGCGGTGGCCCACAGTATTATGGTGGCCCTACCTTTGTTAGCCCTACGACAACCACTCAAACAGGATTACAGGCTTTAGAGGCTCGTGCTTCTTTAGGTAACCCATTATTGCAGTCTGCACAGAATCAGTTGCAGAATACAGTTTCTGGTGGTTTCTTGGGTGGTAATCCATTCTTTCAAGGTGCGTTTCAACCTGCTGCACAAGCGGCAGAGACTCAGTTTAAAACAACTTTAGGTGATATTGCATCTAAGTCTAGCCTAGCAGGGCGTTATGGCTCTGGTGCTATGGGTTCTTTGCAAGACAGGGCTACTGGTGCATTTGGTCAACAGTTGGCTAATACTGCTGGACAGTTGGCTTACCAGAACTATGCTGATGAGAGAGCAAGACAGCAAGCGGCTACGATGGCTGCGCCTCAGATGGCTGCTGCTGATTACCAAGACATTCAAAATATGTTGCAAGCTGGTCAAATCCGTGAGGGTTACCAAGGTCAGCAAATGCAAGGTGACATTGCTAAGTTTAACTTCTTGCAAAACCAACCACAACAGAACTTACAGAACTACCTATCGTTGGTATATGGCAATCCATTAGGACGAGTTGCAAGCCAAACAACTAGTGGTTCTGCTGACACATCTGCATTGCAAAATGCTTTGGGATTGGCTGCTGTTGGTGGTGGCTTGTATAAGAACTTAGGTCAACCTGATTTAAGTTACATAAACCCATTTAGTTCAAGTTTCCTCGGTGGTAACTTTGGTAATGCTAATGCAAATGCGGTTCTTAATCCTTACTTTAATGTAGGTTAAATATGGCTGGACTATTAGACATTTTTGGAACTAGCGGTGCAGACACAATGGGTCTGCTCGGTATGTCACCTGCTGACATTGCTCGTAATCGTGAAGACGCACAAGCACAAGCCTTGTATGCCCTAGCAGGGCGTTTATTCCAAGGTGGTAATACTGGACAATCAATTGCTGAAGGTTTGCAACTTGGTCAGAAAGCCTATAAAGGCGGTATGAACGAGGCTATGCAAACACAATTGCAAAACTACCAACTGCAAGAATTGTTAAAGAAGCGTCAATTAGAGCAACAAGCATTGATGCGCCAGCAAGGTATTGAGAGCGAAATTACCAAAGCATATCGTCCTCAGACGTTTGCTGAGACACCAGTAACAAACTTGATGGGTCAAGAGATTGCAGGGCCAAATCAACCACAGGAAGCAGGTCTTGGTTTGGCTGCACTTGCGCCTAAGTTAATGGGTAGCCCAGAGGGTCGTAAAGCACTAAATGAATTGCTTACGTCTAACAAAATGATGATGGGTGAGCCTACAAAACTTGGTAAGAATGAGCAACTTGTCAGGATAAACCCAATAACTCAAGCAGTTGAAGTTGTTGCTGGTGGTCAGAAACCTGCACAAATTGCAGAAAATCCATTTGATATTTTTTCTAATGACCCAAATGTACCTCCTGCTTTGAGGGCAACTGCACAAAGATATAGCAAGAGCTATGCAACTGGTGCTATTGACGATGAAACTGCTGACAAGCGTTTTGCAGAATTGTCAAATAGGATTCAATCGTCTGAGCAATTTAAATTAGCACAAGCGCAAACCAAAGCAATATCAGAAGGAAGCCAAGCAACAAGCAGAATGTTGGCTGAATTTAATATTAGTCAGAAACAAGAAAAAGCACAAGAAAAAGCTGATACCAAAACTCAAGCTAAACAGCAACTTTCTGATATTGTTGGTCAACTAAAAACAAGTTATGACACACTTCTTGAAGGTGGTGGAATTACAAGTACAGGTGCTGGCGGTCGTGAAAATCTTGGTGCAAAGATGGGTACTTCACCAGTTGGTCAGTTTATGGGTAGTGCGCTTGGAACTAAAAACCAAGAACAACGTCAAGTAATTGAACAAACTAGACCTTTGTTGTTGAACTTAATTAAAGAAGCAACAGGAATGTCTGCGTCACAAATGAATTCAAATGCTGAAATGCAAATGTATTTAAAGGCTGCTACAGACCCCAAACTTAGCTATGAGGCTAACGTAACTGCTTTGCAAAACTTAGACAAAACATTTGGTCTTGGCCTTTTGAAGGATATTACTCCTCCTAAAAAGAAGCAACAAGCAACATCTAGTGGATGGTAAACATGGCTGATATTACAGTAACCTTTAATGATGGTACTTCTCATGTTTATCGTGATGCGCCAGAAAGCCTTACTAAAGACGATGTGATTGCTCGTGTTACCAGAGACTTTTCTGGCAAACAGATTACTGGTCTTGATAGAGTTGCTGGTGGACAAAAGTTATCTGGTGAAGAAGTTTTAACAGGTGCTGTTACAAACTTTCCTAGTTCTGTTGGCTCAATGCTTGGAGATATTTATCAAGCAGTTACAAGCCCTATTCAAACAACTAAGGCTGTTTTAGACCTTGGTGCTGGCATACTGCAAAACGCATTGCCTGAGCGACTTGTTAAAGCTGTAGGTGAAGACAAAGCAAGCCGTGACTTAGCTTCTAAAGTTGGTCAACACTATGTAGAGCGTTATGGTAGCGTAGAAGGTGCTAAACGAGCATTGGCAACTGACCCTGCTGGTGTTATGGCAGACCTATCTACTGTCCTTACAGGAGGTGCTATGTTGCCTACTAGGGCAGCACCTGCATTGGCTACTGCTGCTCGTGCTATTGACCCTTTAATGTTGTCTGCTCGTGCTATTGGAAAAACTGCTGATGTTACTGGTTCTATTGCCAAGCCTTTATTGGGTTTGCAAACAGGGGCAGGAACACAAGCTATTGAGCAGGCTTATAAGTCAGGTAGAACTGGTGGTGATATTTCTGAAATGTTTAAAGCAAATATGCGTGGAGAGATTCCACAAGTTGAAGTTTTAGATGCCGTTAAAGAAAACTTAGTTGCATTAGGTCAACAACGTCAAAATGCTTATCGCACAGAGATGGCTAATATTAGCAAAGACAAGTCTGTTTTATCTTTTGATGGTATTGATAATGCTGTCAAAAATGCAATGAACAAGGTTTCTTACAAAGGACAAATTGTTAATGAAAAAGCATTTGACAAAGTAGTCAAAGCTAAAGCTGAAGTTGACGCTTGGAAGCAACTAGACCCTGCTGAGTTTCACACTCCAGAAGGTCTCGATAAGCTAAAGCAACAAGTTGGTGCAATTCTTGAGGACATTCCTTTTGAGCAAAGAACATCCTTAACAGTAGTAAATGATGTTTATAACGGAATTAAAAACGAGATTAAAAAACAAGCACCTACATACGCTAAGACAATGCAATCGTATTCTGAGGCTACAGATTTAATCCGTGAAATCGAAAGAACATTGTCGCAAGGTAAAAACGCCTCTGTAGATACGCAGATGCGTAAATTACAGTCAATCATGCGTAATAATGTAAATACAAATTACGGACAACGTTTAAACTTAGCTCAACAATTAGAGCAAGCTGGTGGAAAACCAATTCTTCCTGCATTAGCTGGTCAAGCACTTAACACATATACTCCTCGTGGATTGCAAGGTGCTTCATCTATTCCAACATCTTTGCTTGCTGGTAGCTTGTTTGGTAATGTTGCTGTTCCTTTATCATTGGCTACATCATCTCCTCGTTTGATGGGTGAAGCTGCTTATGGCGCAGGTCGTGTCGCTAAAGGTCTTCTTGACGTACAGAATAGGATGCCAAACATAGACTATCCAACAATGTTCAATTTGTTGTATCAGGCTGAAAAGCCAATGAAATTAGATTTAACTGGAATGGCTAACCCCGAATAAGGACTGATATGGCAAAGACAAAGATTAGTGAATTTAGCGCAACCCCTGCTAATAACACAGACATTGACTCGATTAACATCGCAGAGGGCTGTGCGCCATCTGGTATTAACGATGCTATTCGTGAGTTGATGGCTCAGTTAAAGGACTTTCAGACAGGTGCTGTTGGTGACTCGTTTAACGGCCCTGTAGGTACATCTACGGCTGCTGCTGGTGCATTTACCACTCTGTCAGCATCTAGCACTGCTACGCTGTCTGGTTTAACTGCCTCTACTGCTTTGGCATTAGATGCTAGTAAGAACGTAGTCTCTGTAACCAATACAGGAACTGGTAGCAATGTGTTGGCTACCTCTCCTACTCTAGTAACTCCTGCTCTAGGCACTCCATCTGCATTGGTAGGCACAAACATCACAGGCACTGCTTCAGGTCTGACTGCGGGTAACGTCACTACTAACGCTAACTTAACAGGTGCAGTCACTTCTGTTGGCAATGCAACCTCTTTGGGTTCGTTTAGTTCTGCTAATCTTTTAGGTGCTTTGACAGACGAGACAGGAACAGGGTCAGCAGTATTTGCTACCTCTCCTACCCTAGTAACCCCTATCCTTGGAACACCTACTAGCGCAACCTTAACGAACGCTACAGGTCTTCCTATCAGCACTGGTGTATCAGGTCTAGGAACTGGTGTAGCAACCTTTCTAGCGACTCCATCAAGTGCAAACCTAGCGGCAGCCTTAACAGATGAAACTGGTAGCGGTGCTAATGTCTTTGCGACAAGCCCGACACTTGTTACTCCCATACTTGGTACTCCAACAAGTGCAACATTGACCAATGCAACTGGTTTGCCAATCAGCACTGGTGTTTCTGGTCTAGGTACTGGCATTGCTACTGCTCTAGCGGTTAATACAGGGTCTGCTGGTGCGCCAGTATTGTTCAATGGTGCTTTGGGTACACCCTCTAGCGGTACTGTAACTAATCTAACAGGTACAGCCTCTATCAACATCAATGGTACTGTTGGTGCTACTACAGCTACTACTGGTGCTTTTACTTCTTTAACAGCATCTACAACTCTTGGAGTAACTGGTGTATCTACCTTAACTGGTGGTGCAGTTGTTCAAGGTTTGACTGTTGGTCGTGGTGCAGGTGCTGTGGCTACAAACAGTGCGTTTGGTACAAGTGCTTTGGCGGCAGTTACATCTGCCGCTAACAATACTGCAATAGGTTATCAAGCATTAGCTACAAACTCAACTGGTGGCGGCAACACAGCTTTGGGTGTTTCGGCTTTACTTAACTTTACAGCCACTAATACTACTGCCGTTGGTTTTAATGCCCTTGGTTTACTTTCTACTGGAACTGGAAGTGTGGCAGTAGGCGCAGATGCGTTGGCAAATGTAACTACTGCTAATGATAATACTGCGGTTGGTCGTTCTGCTTTAAGTGTAAATACTGGCGCATCAAACACAGGAATTGGTAGGTCTGCCCTTGTTACAAATAGCACTGGTGCAAGCAATACGGCATTAGGTGCATATTCACTCAACTCCAACACCACAGCATCAAACAACACCGCTGTTGGTTATCAAGCGGCCTATACAAATATAACTGGCACGCAAATTACAGCAGTTGGTTACAGGGCGGCTTATGTAAATACCGCAGATTGGACAACAGCTTTTGGTTATGCTGCTTTACAAGCAAACACAACTGGTACTTTGAATGTAGCGATTGGCGGTAATGCACTGGTAAACAATACTACTGGTACAGAAAATACTGGTGTTGGCATAGGAGTTTTGGCGGCAAATACAACTGGCAGTTACGTTACAGCAGTAGGTCGTGCGGCCCTTGTATCTAATACTTCTGCAACAGACAACACTGCTCTTGGATTTCAAGCTGGCTATTCAAACACTACTGGAACTGTTACTGCTATTGGTTCTGGCGCTTTGTTTGCTAATACAACAGGTGTTGGAAACGTAGCAGTTGGTTCTACATATCGTGGAGTAATTGCTGGCGCTTTGAATGCAAACACCACTGGAAGTTACAACACAGCAATGGGTGTTGGGGCGCTTACTTTAAACACCACAGCATCAAACAACACTGCTGTTGGTTATCAGGCGGGGTATTCAAACAGTACTGGCACAGCTAATACATTTTTAGGTCATCAAGCGGGATACCCAAATACAACAGGAAGTTACAACGTAGCAATTGGACAAAACTCACTTGCCTCCAACACTACAGGCACTAACAATGTGGTTATTGGCAGAGAGGCTGGTTACAGTTTAACAACAGGCGTTGGCAACACATTTGTTGGGGGTGGTGTAGTTGGTTCACAACCTGCCTCTGGCTACGACATCACAACAGGCTCTAAGAACACCATCATTGGTAACTACCGAGGCAACCAAGGTGGCCTAGACATTCGCACAGCAAGCAACTACATCGTGCTGTCTGATGGGGACGGGAATCCACTTATCTCAACCAGTAGCACAAGGTCTGTTGCGCTTAATGGTGCAGTCCCACAAACAGGCACAGGCATCACATTCCCCGCAACTCAATCAGCATCATCAGACGCTAATACGTTGGATGATTATGAAGAAGGGACTTTTACTCCCGTGCTTAACTTTGCTGGCGGCACAACAGGTATTACATATACAACCCAAGCAGGCCGTTATACAAAAATTGGCAGAATTGTTTCTGTTTCTATTTATATTTTGTTAAGTAGCAAGGGTAGTTCAACAGGTGCGGCTGGTATTTCTGGTCTTCCCTTTACTGCGGCTCCTTCTGGTGGTGGACAAAACCAATCAGGCTGTATTGGCTATTATGGTTCTTTTTCAGTATTAACTGGAGTGCCAATGATTAGAGCAGATTCTGGGTCAACCAATTTGGCATTTGCTCAATCAGGTGCGGCAAGTGCTGGTAGCGTAACAGACACAAATTTTACAAACACCTCTGTTTTTACAATTAACATTACTTACGATATTTAAGGAGCAATCATGGCTTTATCTGAAATCACATACATCTCTCAGTTTGACATTCAACCCAACGGGTGCATTGGTGTTCGCAAAAGCACAGATGTTTTAAAAGACGGAGTTGTTATTTCAACAACTTACTGGCGTACAACCCTAGTACCCAATGACCCACAAGCATCAACAGTATTGGATGAGGCTTATTACTTGAGCATTGCCACCTACGCTTGGACTCAAACATCTCCACAACCTTACAACCCTACTGAGGCTTGAACATGACAACATTTACCACTCGCATCACCTCGATGTACACTTTGAATACCCCATCACCTGACTACGTTGTAAACGTACTGTATGAAGTCACTGGCGTAGATGGCACTTACACTGCCTCTATCGGTGGCAACACTCAATTTAATTCTGCTGACCAAGAGGGTGCAATAGTGCCTTATGCAAGCCTGACAGAAAGCATCGTTATTGGTTGGATTCCTGAGTCTGCCATTACAAGCGCACAAGCGTGTGTGCAGGGTCAAATCGACAGCATGATTACTCCTCCTGTTAGCCCATCCAACACAGCTTTGCCTTGGAGTGCATGATGAATTTAGAGTTAGACGTTAACGAGATTAACTTTGTATTACAGACCCTTGGTGAACTGCCAAGCAAGTCAGGCGTGTGGCCTCTGATTCTTAAAATAAAAGAACAAGCAGAAACTCAGTTACCTAAAGAAGCACCAACGGAGTGAGTTATGGAAAACGAAGTCACCCACAAGCAAATCTACGACAGGCTCATTGAAGTTGAAACCAAGGTAGATAGCATAGACAAGAACACTAAAGGGCTTGTAGAGGCTTTTGATGCCTTGCAGGGTGCTTTTAAAGTCTTGGGCTGGATTGCTTCTGCTGCTAAACCTATTCTATGGGTGGGTGGGTTAATTATGGCTGCTGGTGCAGTTTGGCAGACTTGGATTAAAAAATGATGGATTGGCTAGAAGCTATTGTGGCTCTAGCCTTTTTGTTTTGTTTTGTCATGTTCTGTAGTAATGTCATTCTTTGGGCGATGCCGTGAAATGGCTTATTGCACTTGTCCTAATTTTCTCACTTCACTCCACAGGGCAAGACCTATGCAGTGTTCGTGAGTTTTACAACATTTCATTTTCTAGGCACAACCCATCAGAACGTCATCAACAACTTTCAATATGGCTGACAAATAATGCGCCACATTGTAAAAGTCAGGACTTGGTGGTTATTTGGAATAACGTATCAGCATGGGCGGGAACAGCAGACTCGGCAGAAATAAGAAGCAAAATAATTAAGGGATATGAAGATGCAATTGCGAGGGAGAAAAAATGATTATCCCCAGCAAGTGGTATCCGATGGTTCAGCCAAGATACGATTTTCAGACTGTTGTTTTTGATAAAGCTGCTGAGAAAGTAGATGATGACTACAGACTAGCAATGAAGGCTCACAAGGTTGAGTTAGCGATAGCAGAATTAGAAGTGGAACTGTATAACAAGAAGGCTAGAGTAAACCAGCTAGAGATGGAAATGTTTACTAATCACAAACTAGATTTATACATTTAGGAGTTTTAAATGGAAGATTTAAGAGGCAGGCTGACTTTCTATGTGACCTTTATGGTTAGTGCAACATTGTGTATTTGTATTTTAGGAATGGTTGGTGCTTTCATTCTTGGTCTATGGGCAAAAGAGGTTGATAATGCCGAGATTTTCGCCCTACTTAGCCCTGCTTTTCAGACCATTATTGGCGGCTTTATTGGCCTCTTGGCTGGTGTAAAGCTGTCACATGATGAAGATAATAAACATTGTAAAAGGGGCGATTAATGCTTGATATTCTTTCTGGTGGACTACTAGGCTCTATCTTTGGTGGCATCTTTAGGATGGCCCCAGAAGTCCTTAAATGGATGGATAAAAAAAATGAGCGTGAGCATGAACTCAATATGTTCAAGTTTCAATGCGACTTGGAAGCCCAACGTGGTCAGCAGAAGTTAGCTGAGATTGGCGCACAAAGAGAAGCAGCTATTGACGTAGGTGTGATGGATGCCTTCAACAACGCTATTACACAGCAAGCAGAGATGGTTAAAGCCGCAGGTGGATGGGTAGCCTCACTTTCTGCTTCTGTACGTCCTGTGGTCACCTATTGGGTTTTGTTTGTTTGGTCATTTATCCATGTTTGGTTTGCATACAACGCTTGGTTAGCAGGTGCGCCAGCTACTGAAGTCTTCAAAACAATGATGACTCCAGACTTTTCTGCTTTGCTCTCAGGAACTATTAACTACTGGTTTCTTGATAGAACTCTGTCTAAGCGTGGCATATGAACTTAGAGTTAGCAGCAGAACTATGTAAAAGGTTTGAGGGCTTTCGTTCTAAACCCTACCTTTGCCCTGCTAACGTGGCTACGATTGGCTACGGCTCTACCTACTATGCTGATGGGCGAAAAGTAACCCTGCAAGATAGCCCCATAGGTGAGGCTGTAGCTAGTGCCTTACTAATGCACGAACTAGAGCATACCTACCTACAAGGCGTTCTCAGAAACTGCCCCATACTTCTGACAGATGTAAAGAAGTGCAATGCCATTGTGGACTTCTGCTACAACCTCGGTACAGGAAGACTCCAGACTTCTACTCTCAAGAGGAAAATCAATGCCCAAGATTGGGAAGGGGCAAAAGAGCAACTGATGTTATGGAACAAGGGCGGTGGTAAAGTTCTAGCAGGTCTGACAAAGCGCAGGGTTGCTGAATGTGCCTTGTTAAATTAAACTGTAACAATACTTGTATAAGGTGTTGAAATGCCTAACATTCCTACGCCAGAACAAGCTGAACTGTTTGCACAAAGTGTCAGAAAGTGGCAGCAAGTGCTTAGTCTTGGTGATTGGAGAATTGAGAGGGGCATAAAGCCAGCTAAAGCAGCGATGGCTTCTGTTGAGTTCACTCCTAACGCAAGATTGGCTGTTTATCGTCTGGGTGACTTTGGTGCTGAGAAAATTACACCTGAGAGCATTGACATGACTTGTTTGCACGAGTTGCTTCATGTATTCCTACATGACTTGATGACTGTGGCACAAGACCCCAAATCATCTCAAGATGAAATTGAAATGCAAGAGCATAGGGTCATCAATTTGCTAGAAAAATTACTCTCAAAGGATTCTTATGGGAAGCAGTAACGAAACCTGTACGGATGCCGAGTTTATCCAGTTATGGGGTCAACTTCAGTCTGCTCAAAAAGTAGCTGACCATCTTGGCATTGCAAATAGGGCAGTTCATTTGCGTAGAAGATGGATTGAAAAAGAATACAACATGGCACTTCATGCAAGTGACCATCGTGGTGTTAAATACGATAAAAACAAGCCTAAATCCTTTTCTCCCTTAAAGCAGATAGAACTTGGCATACTGGACGGAACAGTTATTGTGTTCTCAGATGCCCACTTTATCCCTGCACAGCGTACAACAGCGTTTAAAGGGCTTCTATGGGCTATCCAAGAGTTCAAGCCCAAGGCGGTGATATGCAATGGTGATGCGTTTGATGGGGCTTCTATATCAAGGCACGATGTAACTGAACTGCCCCAAACTTCTGTCATTCAAGAGTTAAAAGCCTGTCAGGGTGCGTTGGGTGAGATTGAGGAAGTAGCTAAAGCTGCTAGACACAATGTAAAGCTACTGTTTACATGGGGAAACCACGATATTCGGTTTGGCAACAGATTAGCGCAACACGCACCACAATTTAAAGAGGTTCAGGGGTTTAAGCTGACAGACCACATCCCAGATTGGGACTTCTGTTGGGCAGTATGGGCTACTGAGCAATGTATTATCAAACACCGATATAAGGGTGGAATCCATGCTACGCACAATAATGCGGTTTCAAGCGGGGTCTCAATTTGCACTGGGCATCTGCACTCCTTGAAGGTCACGCCATTCTCTGACTATAACGGAGTTCGCTATGGTATTGATTCCGGAACATTGGCTGAGACTGATGGGCCACAATTTAACTATGCCGAGATAAATCCAAACAACCACAGGTCAGGGTTTGCTGTACTTAATTTCTTCAATGGACAGTTACTATGGCCTGAGTTAGTCCACAAGTTTGACGAGGACATGATTCAGTTCAGAGGCGAAGTGATTGACGTAAGTGCCTTTTAATGAGTGCTTGGCTAATTATCTTAACTGGTGGCATCTACGCCTACATTGCTGCTGAACAACTTTACAGAGGCAATCCCTCTATGGCTGTGGTGTACGCAGGTTACGCATTTTCTAATGTGGGGCTTTACCTTTTAGCAAAGTAAGCCCCTATAAAATCACTCAGCTACTTCTTCTTCTTCTGTATCTTCTTCAAGTTCAATATCAAGTTCGTCAATTGCTTCATATTCAACTGCCCATCCATTTTCTTCTTGGAACTCAATAAACTCTTGAATGATTTGAATCTTCTCGAAGTCATGGGTTTCAACAACAATTTTCTCACTTCCAATCCAACCAAATTCCATTTCGAATTTCATAATGTTCTCCTAGCGCAACCGATTGTTGCAACCAAATCGTAGAACATCTTTATGTCAGAAACAAGACTCAAGGTTCTTTTTGGAAGACTCCGTTAGGCAAAAGAATACCCTTACGATTCTTAATCTGGTCATACGCAATTTCCATACATTGCACCAAGTTTATGTCTTGCAGCACACAGTAGTTAATAAGGCAGACCATGACATCCCCAACAGAATCCACAATAGCATCCTCGTCATCTTTAATCGTGGCATCTGCTAGTTCTCCCATCTCAGACATTGCTTTTAGAAGCTGAACTTCTGGTGTGCTGTTAGGAATAATTTTCCTAGCTTCTGACCATTGAATTATCTTCATCTCTATATTTGCGTATGACATAACTATCCTTTCGAGTTTGCAAATTCGTACCACATAACATAAAAATCTTTTAAGTAATCAAGACCTTCTCCTATCCTTACACACTTACCTAGAACAACTTGAAACACATCTCCAACTTCAGTTTGTTCGTTGTCTGTGTTACCGATAATGACTAACACAGTAAATTTAGGTACTTGAGCAAAAGCCTTGAGTAGCAATTGCTGACCAGTAGCCATGTTCTCGTTAGGTTTCTTCCACTCTCCAATTAGGAAGTGTCCCTTTCTCTCACAAATCATGTCTATATTGCTAGGCAAGAAATGCGAGTTACTAGGAATCAAACCTTGGAAATCACGGAAGTCAGTATGAGTTGCATACTGATTTCTCATAGTGGTGAGGGTACTCATTGCTCGCCTACTAGCTTTCAAAAAGTAAAAAACAACTTTCCCCTCGTCCTAGAATGGTACATCATCCTCATGAATCACATTCTTTTTGGGTTTATTTAAGGCAGCATCAGCGTTCTTATTCTTGATAGACAAGGACATGAACTTCTGACCATCCTTGCTAAGTTTAAGCCAAGCAGAGAGCCAATACTCCACACCATCTACATTGAGTGACCCTTTGTAATCAGGAAACTTGGCATCGTCCTTTCTATCGTTCTTAAAAAGACTTCCTCGGTTTGTATTGTCGTATTCCATATTTATCCTTTAGCGTTCTTTAACGCACTTCTAACTTTACTAGGAAGCAATGTCCATAGAGCAACTTTTTGTTCGCTGTCTAAGTTCTCTGCTTCCAACTTCACCCAAGCACTCTTAGGTTCTTCTTTATCACAAATAGCAATTAACTCCATTGCTAACTCTCTGAGATAATTCTGTTCATCTTCTGGGATGGTATCCATTGCACCCTGAGTAGGAGTGATGATTATTTTTTCTTCCTTGATAGGTGCAGAGGAATCCAGAGCGTCATGCTCAACAATCTCCATTGCTGTAACCCATAGGTATCTTCTTGTGTACGTTTCTACAGCCCCTAGGTTCTGAATTGGATGGCAACCTTTAAGGTTAGCCTCTGCCATTGGTGATGTGATGATGATGTTTGTGCCATCGTCTGTGTCTGTGATGGTCAGGCTTGCTATCTCTGTATCGTAAGAAACTACACCACACAAACCAACTTCATTAAAGATTTGGTTAATCGTGGGGATAAAGTCACCGAGTTCAAAGTAACTGTAGCCAGCAAACTTATTGTGACCAGACTTCTTGAGGGGTGCGTTTTGCAACATGATTCGTGCTGCCATTAACTTCTTGTGTACCATTTTATTTTCCTTTACTTAAATATTCTTCAATCATTGCTTCTTTGTCATCATCGTATAAATCCTCGAAAGGTACGAAGTGATTTTCTCCACAGCATGAGCCAGATGTTTTAGGCTCAGTACAGTAGCAGCAGTAGTCACCATGCGATAAATCCTTGATTGCGTCTTGTCTTGTAATCATTGGATTCTTTCGATAGGCTTTGCTACAAGCCACTTGTCACCCAACTGGCGTACTGACTTCACCCATTGCTTTTGATAGCTTCTAATGACCTCTGGGGGGGCATCGTAGGTGCGGAATATCTTACGGACATGGGTTAGGTAGTGTGTGTTCATTAGCCTCTCCAAGCCAGTAGTACACCGATACCGCCAAAGATAACGATGGCTAACACATACTCGACTAGCGTTTGAATAATCTTACTTTTCATTTGGTTCTCCTTAAAGCGGGGGCTTTCGCCCCCTATTGGTTTAGACTTTGGCTGGCTTATCAAGGTACTCACTTAAAGGTCTGCTATGACGTTCTGGGTTACGTCCCATTGACATACCTAAAGCAAATATGGCATCTTCTTTTTTCTTGGTTGAAAAACCTGTACCAAGTTTGCCAAGACTGTCTTCATAGTATGCGTGCCACATTTTTAACTCTTTGCAATATTCAACTGTAATCATTTGCTTCTTTCTTAATTACCCACTTACGTTTTGTTATGGGCTGATGTAAGTATATCAAAGTAAACACACAAGTCAACAACTATTTTCTAGGTGTTTTCCCTAATGTTGTATTTTTATCTAAGGGTTTGTCCTAATTGTTTATCTTGTAAACTTTGCTATACTTGTTAAATGAACGTAAAAAAAGCTATCACACTTGCTGGCTCACAGAGTGAGCTTGCTAGAATATTAGGTATCACAAGGGCAGCAGTCAACCATTGGAAGACAATCCCTAAACTACGCATTTATCAACTAAAAGAACTCAGACCAGAGTGGTTCAAATGACCCAAGAAGCAATTATTCGCATACTACAAAACGGCTCACTCACATCTTACGAAATGGAAAATTTAACAGGAATACCCAGAACTTCTATTGTGGCTGCTTGTAAAAAGCTATACCACAAGAAGCAACTAACCTATGAAAAGATTAGGAGTGGGCGTTCTTGGATTTCTAGGTACACGCTAGAGCCACACATGATTGAAGCCACAAAAGCCGCCAATGATGAGCCTCTGAACAAGCTAAATCCCTTTGACGTTAGGAACGCACAGGGCATCTTTTCTAAGGCTGAATATGCTGTAATGAACTCGCAAGCCAGAAGACTGCTTGGTAAACCATTTACAGAAGAAATTACAAACAATCAGTTTATTTAGTATAATGTTTTGAAACACGGCTAAGTACGAAGTCATGAGCGTACTGAAAAGAGAAGTCTCCCCTCCTGCCGCAGTTTCTTTCTGGGAGAATTGGAACATGAGACAGCTATGCACTATTACCAGTTTAATATTGGTGACTACCACAGTCACACTTTGCACCTTTCCGAGATTGAGGACTTGACCTACAGGCGATTACTTGATTGGTACTACCTACATGAATCTCCAATTCCCCTCGACTTAAATGAAGTTTCTAGGCAGATTAGGATGCGTTCGCATAGCGATTGCATTGCGACTGTATTGCTAGAATATTTTGAGCGCACTCCAGACGGATGGGTTCACCATCGTGCTGACAAGGAAATTGAGAAGATTGGAGAGAAATCTACTAAGGCAAGCAAGAGTGCCAAGATTAGATGGGATAAGGTTAAGGATGCGAACGCATTGCCAACGCAATCCGAAGGCAATGCTACACAGAACACAGAACACACTACACATAACATAAAAGAGAAGAAGGCACTCGGCAAACGCCTCGCTTCTGATTTTAGTTTTCCAAAAGAATGGGAAGACTTCTGCCAACAGACAAGACCAGAACTTAGCCCTGTCAGAACCTTTGACCAGTTCAAGGATTACTGGATAGCCCAAGCAGGTCAGAAGGGTGTGAAGCTGGATTGGTTTGCAACTTGGCGTAATTGGGTGAGAAGCACTAACGCACCTAAACAAAATCCCTACGATGTTGTGAGGCTCACAGTTGCATCAAAGAATGAGCCTGACCCTGCTTTGGAAAAGATTAAAGCTGATGCGAAAAAGGCTGCGCCATTGCCAGACCATATTCGTCTGATTATGCAAAACATGAAAGGCAGGTCATGAATGAGTTGGCATTATTTGCGGGGGGGGGGGAGGAATCCTTGCAGGACATTTGCTCGGATGGAGAACTGTGTGTGCCGTTGAAATCGAAGATTACCCACGCAGAGTTTTACTGCAACGGCAAGCTGATGGATTCTTACCTAGATTC